TCACTCCTCCCCGAGGGTCAACGCTTCCAAAGCGTCCGCCGCGATCCGGTAGCAATCTGCCAGGTACCCCGCGGCCCTTGGATTCCCCCACTCCTTATCGACCTCCTCAAGGAACGTGCCAATATCTTCCCAGCTTGTGAGGAACGAGAGCGGATTCAATTCAGAAAATCCATCAGCCGCCCGCGGGCGGTCATCCTCAGGACAACCAGTCGTCATCGCTCTCCTCCATGGGGAGAGGCGTGATCGCGGGCGCCTGGGCGGTCTGAGGCGACTCAGGGAGCACAAGCGACGCCGCGGACGCCGGTACTGCCAGGCGACTGACCGCACGCTCCAAAGCGCTTTGAGGCGCCGCACCAGACGCTCTGACGGGCTCCACGTCAATCACATCACTGGGTTCTGATCCTGACCGCGCGACACGGCTCTTTGCCGCCGCGATCGCGGAGGCGAACGTGACATTCACGTCTGTCGTTGAGTGCGAACCAAAACGCTTGGGGAATCGAATTTTCAGAAGCTCAAGCCCCGCCTGAACCGAAAGCTTTCTCGCGAACACCGCGTCCGCTGTTTTCTCTATCACCCGACGCTTGCCGTCGGAATCCGTAATGACCGTGGTCTCGGTCTGATAATCCGGTGTCACCGCGATTCGCGCCAGAGCGTCCAGAATAACTTCCGCCCCGTCCTCTTTCGCTTTCTGATACCGCTCCTCGTCCTTCATGAGCCAGCGGGTGACGGTGCTGTTCGGAAGCCCTACCGCTTCCGCGTACCCTGTCGTTGTGCCTCCACAGGCGAGCCAGTTGTAGGCTTCGTCCAACGCTTCAGGTGACATCGCATCCCTCGGCGCCAGCGCGGGAAGCGCTGCGGTCACTTCGCGAAGCGCTACAGAAAGAACGGCTTTGTAGCCACCATTCCCCTTGTAAGTCCTCTGCGCTTTCGGTGGCTTCTTCCCACCCCAGGGACCCGGACCCGGCCCCATCTTGATGGGCTTCTCATCGGACGGACGAGGGGCCTTGCGCCCCTTCCTCTCTTTCGCCTCAGCGGTGTCCCGTCCTGCCCTCGTCATAAATCCTCGCCGCCGTCTGACAGCGACGGCGCCCGTTCACAAATGCCCCCAGCGTTGAGCGGGGAATCCGAAGAAGACCCGCGACCTTCTTCCGCGATACCCCGGCTTCCACCAGGGAGTGGGCTTCGTCGACCGTGGCGTCCGAATACCGGGACCGCGGATGACTCTCACCAATCCGCCTGCCGTTTTCGTTCACGCTCACCGTCATCGCTCTTCGCCCTCAAATCCCGGCTGAGCCCCAGGTGCCCCGCCCTTGTTCCACCAACCGGTATGCGGTTCCCAGACCCCAGCCTGAAACTGGTGCCGGGCCAGGTACCCACCAGCGTTTCATTGCCTGCATCTCGGTACCCGCCCGACGTAAAACTTTTCGTCCTTCGTGCCCCGGTCCTGCGCATGACCCGGGCGCTCTGCGGAAGCGACACGGCTCGCGAATCCGTTTCACTCCTGCATGCCGGCATTATGCGGCGGCGATCAGGAAATGTCAAGCTCAAGCCTTTGACTTTAAACGACTAATCGAGTTTATATCGACTTTAAAACAGGTTTATATCAGGTTTATACCAGCTGGGGACGGTTTGAAAATTGCACTCCCCGTTCACGCCACCACCCCCACGCGCAACGGCCGGCGTTGGGGGCCCCGGGGGCCTCGGCGGAAAAAGCAAAACCGCTTTTTTCTCAAAACTGAATAATCGTTCATTCGTAATTCCCCCAGAAAAGTCACCGCCAGGCACAACCGTGAGGGTTAACCAGAACAAAAACGACGCCCCGGCGGGGTTGATGGTCGAAATTTCTGACGATTGAAATTTAAATTTGCTTAATTAATAGATTGATTATTTTGCTATTTCTCATTTGTAACAATTTTCTTATTCAACATAAGTCGCGTTATGTTGAATTGTGGCGCCTTCCAGGCACCCGGCGAAGCCTCTCAAGCCCGCCCCGCGGGGGAAAGAGCCGAGAAGCCCGCCGGTGCTGGGCTCGAGCCGTGCCGCGGTTCACCAGAAAGAGGCCGGCCGGGGCTTCGGCGGCGGGCGCGGTGGTCTTCCACGGCTTTCAGCGCCGCTTAGGATCCTGAAACGCATATTTTTCGCGTTTCGGCCCTTTTCTCTACTTTCTCTACTTTTTAACCCTTTTTCTACCTTTTTATATATAAATTTTTCCTTACGCGAAGATAGGAAAATGGGCTAAAAAGTAGAGAAAGTCGACCAAGGATCTATTTTCTCAACTTTTTCTTAGAAGTAGTGTCCCTTTTCCACTCGAAACGCGGATTTTATGCTATTGAGAATCGTTCTTATTAGCAGATTTTACGCGTTTCGGGCTAGACTTTGATCGAGCGAAGCGCGGATTTTACGCGTTTCCTCTTCCTGGCACAAAAAACCGCGCCGGCCCGGTAAAAGGCGGAAAAGGAGACCACGAGCATGAGGACTATAGATATAAGGCAGAAAGAAAGAGCGGAGAGAGTAGCGGCGCTTTTAGCAAAAAGCGGCTTGAAGCCCGCTGAGCTGGCTAAAAAGCTTGGCGTAGCCCGCGCGGCGGCAGCTAAATGGTACCGGGGGGCGTCTGCCCCGACCGGCGCCCGCCTCGAGGCTCTGGCCTCTCTGCTCGGTGTCTCTGTGGATTTCATCCGCACTGGTAAAGATGACGGCGCCGCCATCGCCTCCGCCTCTGATTGCTCTTCCCTCGCGGTCAAGTCTTTAAACCCTGGCGGCCGGGACGCAGCTCTGAAGGCGCTAACCGTCAGCGCCCCACTTCTCGCCCTGCTCGGTATCCCGGACGGCGCGGCAGTCCCCTATATGGTGGATAGTGACGCCATGGCGCCGGGGATCCCGCCGGACGCTATCGCCCTGGTGGATACCTCAATCGATGCCCCGGCCTCCCGGGGCGCTTTCAATGAAGGCATATATCTAATAGAGAATGCAGAAGGCGCCCGGCGTCTGGCTCGCCTCATTTACACGCCCGCCGGCGCTGTTTTTATCTCGGATAATCCCGCCTATCAGCGGGATCCCGTGCCGGTCGATAAGACGACGATCCGGGGCCGCGTTAAAGCGCTTATCCGGGTAGAGATTATCTAATTCGCTGATTCTTTTATCTTTCTTCTTTGTGAAGCCGCTCAATCGAGCGGCTTTTTTGTATCTTTATTAAAACTTATTGGATACTTTAAAAGAATTTATTTGATATTTGTCAATTTATAACTCTATAAAGATACTTTATAAGAACTTTTTTGATATTATTAAGTCAACAGAAAGAGCCGTGGGGGCTCTTCAGTAAAGGAGCAAGAAAAAAATGAAAGTCGATTTCAAAGAATTCACCGAGTCTGAAAAAATCATTTTTGCGGCCGCCTGGACGGCCGCGGGGCTTCCTACAGAAGACGCAGAAGCAGGCGCCGATCTCCCCTGGTGCGCGCCCTGGCTTTGGCGTACGCGGCCGCTTGAAGTGGCGGACGATGCCACTATGGCGGAAATCGTGGGCGCTTTCTGGCGCGCCTATGGCGATGAAATCGCTTCTGAATGTGAAGTTACACCTGAAATGGAGGCTTAATCATGGCTACGATTTACGAAATTCTCAATTCCACCACCCGCCCGGACGGTAAGCCCGTCGCCGTCTTTCGTGATGCCTCTATCGATATAGACGCCGAACTCTCTGATACAGATACGCAGCTTCTGCGCGAGATGCTGAACGTCATTAAGAGCGCTATCGCCGCTACCTGGGAGGACGACGAGGACGATGAGGACGATGAGGACGACGGCGAGGCATATGATAAGTTCTCGAAAAAAAACGGCTGGTCTTCTGATTGGTATCCGTGCGCCTTCTCTGTCTATAGGAAAGTCGGCGACCCGGATCGCTGCTATATCGAATCTATTGAAGGCTTTGGCGGCCCCAACTTTGAGGCCGTGTACTCCACAGAATGGCCGATGGAGCATGCTGAAGTCCGTGGCCGCTGGGGCGGCACCAATATCAAGATTGAAGAGTTCGGCAAAGAGCTTTCGGATCGGCTCTTCGAGCGGGCCGAAAGTGAATATCCGGCGGAATATTGAAAGAGGGTGGCGGCTTATGTCTACGTTTTACTACGACCTATATATGAGCTCACGCCCTTTCGGCGTGGCTCATGAGCGGATTGAGAAAGAAAGCCCGCTGACTCCTGGAGATGTCAGCGCCTTCGCTCGGCGCCACACCCCGGCGGGCCATATCCGCGGATGCCGTGCGCACTGCCGACCGCTCAGCGGTGAAAGTCTTTACTTTTTCCCGCTTGGGTACACGAACCGCCCCGAGTGGGGTACCGACGCGCCGGAAGTACTTGAAGTCTTCTGCCGTCCGGTAAACGAGCCTGAGGAGGTCTGATCATGGATAGCGTTTCTCTTACCCCGGGTCTTGCCCGCTCTTTCAAGGCGCTCAGCGTCTTCTGTGGCAAAGGAGATCCGCTGCGTCCGTACTTCGGGCGGCTGTATCTGCTGGTATCGCCCCGCGGGGTCACCGGATTTACAACAAACGCGCACCGCGCGGCGGTGTGCGGAGTCGATGCGGCGCCCGCTAGCGTAGCTGAGATCTATATAGTCACGCCCGCCGGGCTGTCTCGCCTGAAGTCTTATAAGAAAGCTGAGCGCGAGCCGCTTACCCTTTCGACAGCGGCCGGCGATCTGCTGCCAGTAGAGAATTTCGACAAGGTTCAGAAGCTCTATAGCGTTATAGGGGGCCGTTATCTGGCGGCTAATGACAGTAGAAGCGCTACTTTTTCAGCCATTACGGTAGACCCGAAGTATCTCGCTGAGATCACAAAAGCCGCGGCGGTCCTCACTTCGAGCGCTCGCGATGGGCTCGCGCTTGAGCTTCAGACAGCGGGTGAAACTGCCGGCGCCCTGCTTTTTAATGCCCGCGGCGGGAAAGCAAGCGAGGATCCGGCAGAGTTTCGCGGCGTGCTTATGGGCTTTCGGGAGTTTTGATCATGGACGATACAATTTTCACCCTCGTCGCTCTGATCACCCGCGAGCGGCTTTATAGAGCGGATAAAGAAGACGACTTAACACCGGCCGAGTTTGGCGCCGTGTCTATCCGGATCGTCAGCCAGATTCTGCGGGATCGCTCAATCGTGCCGGATCGCGAGGCGCTTTTAAGAAGGTATGGCGGCTTCAGCAGCCTTTATAAAAGAGTCATGCTAAGACTGATCTGAACCGGAAACAATTTGATTCCTAGTACTTTGGTCTTCTAGGGGGCTACGCGCAAAAGAGAAAAGCGCGTAGCCCCCTTTCTTTTATATAGAGGCTCGAAAATGTCGGACGGTAAAAAATTCGCGCTCTGCCTGCTTGGTGTCATCGCCTTTACGGCTTTTCTTTTCCTGGTGGTCTTTCCGGCCGCGGACCTTCTTATTTATGCAAGAGTCGCCGCGGAATGCCCGCCGATCTCCTGATCTCCTGATCTCCTGATCTCCTGATCTCCTGATTGTTTATTGGTCTCTTTCCGCGGGCGGCTCGCCTGGCGTCTTTCTCCTTTAGTACACCCCACGCGAAAAGCTGGGCAGACCGCCCACGGAAAAAGATCTTATGCATCACCAGTAACCAACCTTTAAAGGAGAAAAAAAAGATGTTGGAGGAAGTTTTAGAAAAAAATACCCTCGCCCTGGAATCTCAGGCCGTCGCTATGGCGGCACTTGCGAAGGCGTTCGAGCGCTGCGCCGCTTTAATCGAGCGCAGAGCCGCGGCCGCGGGGTCGGCAGAGAAAAGCCCGGCAGTTTCCGCCGCGCCTCGTAGCGGCGATCCTGACGCGGCGGCGGGCGCGTTTAATGCGGATTCTGTGCCGTCCATCCCGGAAGAAACGCCGACCGTTTCCGGGGAAAAAACGGAAGAAAAAACGGCGGAGCCTGAAGAAACAGAAAACGTTTCTCAGGCTGAACAAGCGGGAGAAATGGAAAAAGCCGCCCCGGAAGCGCCGGCGGCTGAATCCGGTGACGTCCCGCCGCCTGATGTGATGACTTCTGTTTGTGAACGGACGCTGAAACTCTCGAAGGCGTCAGAAAATTACCGCTGCCAGCTTCGTGACCTTGTCCACTCGCTGGGAGTAAGGAAGATTTCCGACCTTCGGGGCGCGGCGCTTCAGCAGTTCGTTGACCGTCTGACGGTTCTCGAGCATGAGGCGGGGGCGCTCTAGCCATGGCGCACGGGATTTTAAGCCCGAGCGGCTGGAACACCTGGGGGCATTGCCCCGGTTCAGTTTGGCTCTCAAAGGACCTGCCCGAATCGACATCTCCGTATGCGGAGGAAGGAACAAAGGCTCACGAACTCGCCTGTGCTTTAGGGCTGAACAAGGCGGGAAAAGCGCCGGACCCCGATCTCTCGGGGTACGACGATGAGATGATCCGCTGTGCCCGAGCCTGGGCGCGGCTTACGAACGGCTACATCAATGCCGATTCCGGCGCCTACCGGTTTGCTTATGAGGATCCGGTAGACCTTGAGACCGTAACAGGGGAAAAAGCTCACGGCACGGTGGATTTCTGGTGTCTTCAGAAGTCCGGGCGCCTGGTTGTCTGTGATTTCAAGTACGGGATGGGAGTTCAGGTTCCATCAGATCACAACGGTCAGCTCTCTATCTACGCGGCGGCGCTGCTCTCGAGGCTGAACGCGGTGGGCGCCGGTCTCGCGGCGCCGGCTACCAGTGTTGAGATCGTGATTTTTCAGCCCCGGATTAATTCGGAGCCGTCGATCTGGTCGCCGGCTAATCGTGAGTTCAATGATTTCATTTTCGGTGTGATTAAGCCGGCTGCCGCTCTCGCGGTTGAGCAGCTTGAAAAGTCGAGGCTCTCCCCGGTTCCCGGCGAGCGGTGGATTACTCAGGCGGAAGACGGCTACCGGTACGCCCCGGAGCTTATTCCCGGTGAAGCCCAGTGCCGTTTCTGCAAAGCAAAAGCCGTGTGCCCGGCGCTCGCCGCCAAGGTCTCTGAAGAGATCGGGCGGGATTTCGATGTGATCGCGCCGCCTGAGCCGCTTAAGCCCGCGGGTCAGGAGGGAGGGTCCCCGGCGGAGAAGGCGATCAAGGTTCCGGCAGACGCTGAGCATCTCGCGCTGGTGCTCCCCTGGCTCGAGACGATCGAGGATTGGTGCGACGCCTGCCGGGCGGCGGCTCGCTCTCGCCTCGAGCAGGGCGAAGAGCTCCCTGGCTGGAAGCTTGTCGCCGGCCGTAAAGGGGCGCGCAAGTGGCTCCCTGAGGCAGAAGGAACCCTTAACGGCATGCGGATCAGTAAAGCTGTGCTCTATGAGAAAAAGCTCATCAGCCCGGCGAAGGCAGAGAAAGCGGCGAAGGCGGGTGTCATCGGTAGCCGCCAGTGGAATTCAATGCGGCAGTTGATTACGCAGGAAGAAGGGAAACCCGTTATCGCCCCGGCGTCCGATCCGCGCCCCGCCATCCTCGCGTCAATTGCTGATGACTTCGATGTGATTGAAAGTGAGCCCGTGAAAGAGCTCCCGTCGCCCGCTGCGGCTCAGCAGGAAAACATGAGTGAAGAGGCTGAAGACCTCTTCGATTTTATTTAAGAAAGGAAAAGTGAAAAATGTCGAAATCCGTTCGTCTTATTCTTCGTGATGTTCGTTGTGTATGGCCGAAGCTCTTCAGGCCTGACGATTTCAAGGGCAAGAGAAAATTTTCGGTCGGTCTCATCATTACGAAGGGAAGCGAAAACGAGAAGAAGCTCTATGCCGCGATCAGAAAGGCAGTGGTTGAACAGTACGGCCCGGCAGACTCTGAAGCAAGACTCCGCAAATTTAAGCAGACCGGCGTTACCAAGTTCCCCATTAAGCCCTATGGCGATACCGAGGATCTGATGATCACGCCGAAGCTTGACGCGGAAAAGGCGCCTAACGGCCCGAAGGTCCTTGACCAGCATGTGAAGGATATCCCGCCTGAGCAGGAGAGCCGGATCCAGCCGGGCTACTGGCTGAATGCTTCCGTTGATGTTTTCTGCCACAACAAGGAAGGCGGCGGTCTTGCTTTCTACCTGAACGGCGTTCAGCTTGTGCGCGAAGACGCCCTGCTCGCGGGCGCGTCTTCGGTCGAAACCTGCGGTGACGACTTTGAAGACCTGGGCGATACCGGGGTTGAGGAAGCGGGCGAGGAAGACTTCATCTAACGGGGCGGGCCATGCTGGTTTATTCAGACCTGGAAACCTATAGCGAGTGCCCGATCAGCCGAGGGGCTTACCGCTACGCGGAAGGCCCTTCGACTGAAGTCCTGCTTTGGGGCTACGCGGTGGATGATCAGCCGGCTCGTGTCTGGGATGTAACAGCCGGGCCGATGCCCGAAGACCTCCGGGCTGCGCTGAAAGAAGTTCTTGCCTGCCAGGCGTCTATCGTCTGGCACAACGGCATGAACTTTGACACCAATGTTCTCGCGCTGAATAAGAACGGGGTGAAGGTAGCTATCCCCCGCTCTCAGATTATTGACACTATGGTAATTGCCTATCAGCACGGGCTCCCGGGCGCTCTGGGGGATCTCTGCGAGGTCTACCGGATGCCAAAGGACGTCGCCAAAGATAAAGATGGGCGTCGGCTGGTTCAGCTTTTCTGTAAGCCGCACGCTTATGGCCGTGATGATCCGACGCCAATGAGATTCACGAAGAAAGAGCGCCCGGAAGACTGGGAGCGCTTCGTGAATTACTGCCGGCTTGATGTGGAGGCGGAACGGGCGCTCTATAAGAAGTTGCCGCGTTTCAATCTGACAGAGGCCGAGCATCGTCTTCAGCTGCTGGATGACGAGATTAATCACCGGGGCATGCTGATGGATGTGGATCTTGCCCGCGCGGCGATTGACCTGATGGCCGAAGGGGCAAAGAAAAGCAGGCTTCGCACCGCGGAATTGACGGGGGGCGAGCTTGATTCAACAACACGCACCCAGGCGACGATTGATTATCTGGCGAAGCGCTTTGGCATTGAGTTGAAAAATCTCCAGAAAGCTGAAGTGTCCCGACTGATTGAGGATGACTCAATCCCTGAGCCGATGCGGGAGCTTTTAAGAATCCGGCTTTCGTCTGCGAAAGCCAGCGTAAAGAAGTATCAGGCCATTCTTGATTGTGTGAATTCAGATAACCGTCTCCGCGGTGGGCTTCAATTCCGCGGCGCTTCGCGAACCGGGCGCTTCTGCCTCACAGGTGATCATGAAGTGCTTACGCCGTCGGGGTGGGTTCGGCTTGATCGATGGGAGGGCGACAGGATCGCCATCTGGAACGCCGCGTCGGAAGCAATCTCATTTCAGAATTCGGAGGCCCTTAAGTTCCCATACTCTGGCCCTCTGTACCACATTGATACGGTTCGCTGCGATCAGCTTAGCACTCCGGATCACCGGATGCCCTACTGGGGAAGAAAGGGCGGCTGGCTCGTTGATACTGTGCAAAATTTGTCCGGAAAGGGCCGCTTTACGATTCCTTTCGTAGGTTATCGGATTCAGCCCGAAACGCTGGAGCACGACAGGCTGCGCGTGCTAATCATGGTTCAGGCTGATGGGCACTATACCGAGGATGGCCAGCTGATTTTTCAGTTTAAAAAGCTGAGAAAAATACAGCGCTGTCGGATGCTGCTTCGTCGCAATGAGATTACGTTCAGCGAAACCGAATACGGCGGCGTTACTCGTATCTCCATTCATTCTCGGCACCTACCTCTGTGGCTTCGGATATTCAGAGATAAGCAGTATGGCTACTGGCTGCTAAATGAAAGCGCGGATGTTATCTTCGATGAGCTGCCAGAGTGGGACGGATACCGGTGCGGGCCTAACTCGATTCAATACTGCACGAAAGTTAAAGCGAATGCAGACTTGATTCAAGCCCTGGCCTGTTTGTCCGGAAGAACCGCAACGATACTTCAGAAGAAGCCCGCTAATTCTGCCTGGTCTACCTGCTATGTAGTGAACATCTGGCTTACGCCAAAGAATAGGCACGAGGTTAGAAATCGTCCAACTGTAGAGAACTTTACGGGAACAGTCTATTGCGCCAGCACCCCAACGGGCTTCTTTATTGTCCGCCGTGGTGGTCGAGTCTGGGTAACGGGGAACTCGGGGCGCCATATGCAACCGCAAAATCTACCCCGTCAGACGCTTTCGCCCGAGCAGATTGAAGAGCGGATCGAAGAAACGCTTGATGGCTCACTTCTTGAATTCTCGTCCGATCCGGCGGGCGAATTGGCTCAGTGTCTGCGCGGAACCATTACGGTTCCGAAGGGCTCGAAGATGGTAGTCGCTGACTACTCCAACATCGAGGGTCGGGTTCTCGCGTGGATGGCGGGTGAAGACTGGAAGCTGAAAGCTTTCCGGGCGTACGACGCCGGCACGGGCCCTGATCTTTATAAGCTCACTTACTCCCGCGCGTTCAATGTTCCTGTTGAAACCGTGACGAAAGCCCAGCGCCAGATGGGTAAAGTCCTTGAACTCGCCATGGGTTACGGCGGTGGGGTTGGGGCATTCGTGACTTTCGCCCGCGGCTATGGCGTTGATCTCAATGACATGGCGGAGGGGCTTAAGGGGGTAATCCCGCCAGAGGTTACGCACGACGCCGAGCGGCTCTATGAGTGGGCAGTTGATAACAAGCGCACTGGCGGGCTGAGCCACGGCGTCTGGGTAGCGTGCGACTCTGTTAAGCGTCTTTGGCGGGCGGCCAACGCCGGCATTGTCTCTCTTTGGGGAGCTGCGGGCGAAGCCTGTCTCACGGCGGTTAAAGAGAAGGGGGTACGGGTTCCTATCGCGCTAGGCGGAAAAGTTTATGCCGTCATGCGTGGATCCTGGCTTCTGGTTCACCTGCCAAGTGGTCGTTTCATCTGCTACCCAGCGGCAAGGATCGACGAAAGCGGGGCCTCTATTACTTATATGGGGGTCAACCAGTACACGAGGAAATGGGGGCGTATTGAGACTTTCGCTGGGAAAGCCGTAGAGAATCTGACCCAGGCTGTGGCCTGCGATGTTCTCTGTCACGCCCTTCCAATCGTGAGCGACGCGGGCTATAAGCCGATTCTCACCGTGCATGACGAGATTCTGACCGAAGCCCCGGACACGCCTGAATTTAACCACAAGAAACTTGAAGTACTGATGTCAACCAATCCGCCGTGGGCGATGGGGCTTCCCCTTTCCGCCGATGGCTTTGACTCTTATAGGTACCACAAATGATGACGCTCGAAAAAGAAGATGATGCTTTTGACCCGGTCGATCGTCCGAAGCATTACGTAGATCTCAGATATTTTTTTGAACCTATTGATATATGCGAGCTTTACAACTTCAACGTGGGGAACGCTATCAAGTACATTCTTCGCGCCGGTCATAAGGAGGGGAATGATGAGCTTACGGATCTCAAGAAAGCCCTTTGGTATATGGATCGCGAGGGAGAGAGGGCTTGGCGGTTTTCCGAGGCGCGTTCCACAGGTCCTAGGGGCTACCCGACATATTTGGATTTTGCCGCGATCCTGGTATACGCATCCCACAGCTCTGTATTGATGGAGCTTTTAAATATCGGGGGCGATTTGGCTACGCCGCTGAAAGATATAGGGGCTTATAGCCGAAGCTCTTTCGACAGAGCGAAGGCGGCTTTGCGCTGCCGTATAGAAGAGATCGAGAAAGGAGACCGATGATGACGCCTGAAGGTCGGGTTGTTGAGGCGCTGCGGGAAACCGTAGCGAAGGCCGGCGGTGAGTGCCGAAAGGTTGAATGGGCTGGCCGCGTCGGGGCTCCTGATTGGTTTGTCATGCTTGATGGTTTGAGCTTTTTCGTTGAGTGCAAGGCACCAGGCAAAAAGCCATCGCCGATCCAGCTTAGAGAACACGAGCGTATGCGGGATATCGGGGGGTGCACGGTCTTCGTAGTCGACGGTGCTGATCAAATCCGGGCTATCGTTCGCGCTGTTGGGCGGGGCGAGACGTTATGAGGCGGGCGTTTCAGCTGCGGCCGTACCAGTACGATATCGTCCGCTTCATCATCACGCATCCCCGCTGTATGGTCTGGGCGGGAATGGGGATGGGGAAGACGATTTCTACGCTGTTCGCACTTCGTTATCTTCTCGATTTCGAAGACGCCGCGCCGATTCTTGTAATCGCGCCGCTCCGCGTAGCACGTTCAACGTGGCCTGATGAAATACGAGAAAGTGTGGATTTGATCCACATCAAGCATTCATTGATTTGCGGGCCGGTTGAGGAGCGAGAAGCGGCTCTGGACGCTGACGCCGATGTTTACATTACCAATTTTGAGCAGATCCCGTGGCTCGTTAAGCGGTACGGCCGCGGCTGGCCATTCAAAACTATTGTGGTGGACGAGGCAACGCGGCTTAAAAGTTTTCGGCTGCGCCAGGGGAGCCGGCGAGCCCGGGAGCTTGGGCGGGTAGCTCATCTTTTCTGCGATCGGTTTATCGAGCTTACCGGTACGCCGGCGACGAATGGGCTTCTCGATCTCTGGGGGCAGGCGTGGTTCATTGACCACGGCGAGAGGCTGGGGCGATCCATGCGCCAGTATGAGATGACGTACTTCCGGCCTCAGAGAGTCGGCGCCGAAGCTTTCGCCGTCAAGTGGATTCCGATGCCGGACAGCGACGCCCGTATAAAAAAGCGGCTGTCAGATGTCGCGATTACGGTTAACGCCGAGGATTGGTTCCCCATCGAGAAGCCGATTGAGTCAACCATTTCTGTTGATCTGCCACCACCGCTCGCCGCTAAATATAAAACCCTGGCGGACGACTTTTTTGTACAGCTCGCCGCTGGAGAGATTGAGGCCGCGAACGCCGCGGTGAAATTAGGGAAGCTCCTTCAGTTTGCGAGCGGGGCGGTGTACGCGGACGACGGTAAAAGCTGGCTTCCGGTGCATGACCAGAAGATCGAGGCGCTTAAAAGTGTCATTGAGGAAGCCGGCGGGGAGCCGGTTCTCGTAGCGTACCAATACCGGCACGAGCTGGAGAGGATCCTTGCCGCGTTTCCAGCGGCGCGGGAATTGGATAAAGACCCGGAAACTATCGCCCGATGGAACCGAGGAGAAATCCCCATTCTTGTGGCGCACCCGGCCGCGTGCGGTCATGGCCTCAATCTTCAGAATGGGGGGCGGATTCTGGTGTTCTTCAGTCTGGGTTTTAATTACGAGCATTACGCGCAGATGATTGAGCGAATTGGCCCTACGCGTCAAACGCAGGCGGGGCACCCTCGCTCAGTCTTCATCTACTACCTCGTTACCAGGGGCACGGTTGACGGCTCGGTACTCCAGGCTTTGAGAAAAAAGGAAAAGGTTTTGGATTTTATTTTGGGGAGGGTAAAGCATGAAAAAGGAAATCCCTGAAGATATTCAGGCCGCACTTACCCGGCGATGGGTTTCTGTCGGCGCTCTTGCGCAGGAACTTTGTCGCCGCCGGATCGTATCAAATACTAAAGCGGGCTATCGATTCCTTCGATGCGCGGTCATCGAAGCCGGCGGTCAGCGGATCTCCGCCGGCCGGAAGTCATGGATCACGCTGAGCGGCAATCCCGCGCCAACAGCAGAATTGAGGGCGCTGGAAGAATGGGCAAGTGTTCCGCGCGAATGGCGAAAGAACCACTCAATACAGCGCATATCGGATTTAAGGGATTATATCCACGCCGCGCTTCTCGGCGCCCTTGCTTACCAAGGGGATGAAGCGGCGATCCGCGCCTTTGAAAAGTTGCGCAGGGAAGCAGTAAAACCTTTTCCTGTATACGCGGCAACCCGTGGTCGGGGAAATCCAATTGATGTTTTTTGCTACGGCGAAAAAGCGAAGAATTTAGAAGGAGAAAAAAATGGCTGATAAGCTTTTGCGAATCAGGGAACTGGAGGAATTCTTAGGGCTGGGGAAACACTCTTCGCTTCTCTACAAAATGAGAAAAGACGCGGCTTTCCCAAAGCCCGTGTACTTGTCTGAAAGAACCCCCGCGTGGTGGGCTTCTGAGGTTGAGCATTATCTCAAAGAGAAACGGGCGAAGGAGCTTATGTGATTTATTTAAGCCTGTCAGCGAGGGTACGAAGATCGGGGCGGTAGTAGCGCATTGTCATCTCGGTCGACGAATGCCCCAGCTGGCGGGCGAGTTCCATAGGGGATAGGCGCGGCGCGCCATCCTCCGCGGGCGACGCGGCCCAGGTGCAGAAGTACGCCCGGGCGTCGTGAAAATGCAGGTCAGCCTGAAGCTCTCGCCCAGCGCTGTCCGTTATCGCATGGACGCCCGCACGCCGTTTCAGCTTGATGAACTCCCCTGGAAGTGTCAGCGTATTGATACCCCATACGCAGGGGGAAAAGCCAAGGCTCAGAATCAACCCCAACAGTCGGCGGGCTTCTGCCCCCATTGCTACAGTTCTTCCAACGGCGGTTTTCGCGGCCTCCGCCGGCAGATGGATAACAGAGCCATCTATCCAGCTTCTCTCAATTTTAACAATCTCCCCTTTCCGCATACCCGTAAGCATTGAAAACCGGAAAGCGGCTACCGTCCGCTGGTATGAATTGACCGGCGGCTCTGTATCCTTCCAGTGAGCCGCGGCGCAGAGCCGCTGGTATTCTTCTTCTGTCGGTATCCGGGTTCGGTGGGGATCGCTCCTGGGGAATTTTACTTTGCGCAATGGGTTTTCTTTTAGCCACCCCTGGGAAACAGCCCATGAGAGAACGCTTGAGTAGTAAACCAGTTTCGAATAAATGGTACCTGGCTTAAGCCCCCGCGCTTTCTCGCTTTCCATAAAAGCGTCAAAATCTTTTGGCGTCAACGTTGATATCGCCTTTAAGGCAAAAGTATCTTTTCCCGCTCGCTTGACGGCGTAGCGGACCGATGGCGATTTAAGATTTTTTCCTTTGGCTTCATACCAGACGAGCTGCAAATCCGCGAAAGTCATGAGTGACTCAGGGATAAATCCGGATTTGTCTGCGGCTTCCTGAGCCAACGCCCAGCGCCGGGCTTCAGCCTTGGTATCAAAGGTCTTCGCTTTCCTTCTGCCCCGGATGCAGGTCTGAGCCTGCCACTTGTCGCCACGCTTTAGAAAAGTAGCCATATCTATGCAGTAAATTTGCAGTAATTAGACGCGCGTACTATAGCATTTAGCTACCATAGGTAGTGGAGAAACGCCTATAAATACGTATTGCTACTATAAGGCATCCGCCGGGTAGAAGTAGAGCACCATCGGGAAGTGATCTTCCATCTTGAAGGGCTTGCCGTCTGAATCATTGATCTCGAAAATCGGGGCTTTCGTCATGTCTGACTCCTGTAATTTGTGAGTTTTGTGCCCCGAAAGAGAGGAGCCTCCCGGGGCGCTCTGTGTCTCAACCATTATGGCGCAGCGGCGGGTAGTCTGAGAGCTTCAGTGCGGATCTTTATTTTTATTTATTTTCAACAGCATTTCTTTTTATTATCGCATTCTTATCCGAGTCTTAAAAGCGGATTTTCCTTGATGCGTTTTTCTTCGAAAAGAGCGATACTTTTCTTGCGATCGGAAGAATCTCCAGTCGGGCCGGTAAAGCCCGAAACCGCGAGCATCTCTTCCAGCAACAGCCCCAGGAAAAGTCCGCCTATATGGTCCGTGACATCTAACCCCTGGGGCTTTTTCATTACCTGCGTTTTTCAGCGTTCCCACATTTCTGTAGTCTGAAATTCATCCGGCACTTTCTGCCTTCAACCGCAATTCCCCCTCGGTTCTACCCCTTGAGGAGGGTGAGAAACGGTGTCAGTTGTGAAGAGAATGTCTTTTGAGATGTCGCTCTGAAGAAGTCACGTCTCAAACCGCATCCCGCTGTTTTTCCGTCCCTTATCGGGTCACGCAGCCGGGCTCAGTTCCGTAGTGAAAGACATCTCTTCCGTCCCTTTTCAGTTGGTGCCTGATCCGCTCCCATAAGCACTAGATCTAGGTTTTATTAAGCGCGGATTAACATTCCCTAGTAAAATGCTCACTCACACACAGCTGAAAAGCCATTCTCATCCTAACCACTCTGACAGTAGGTTACTCAATGCTGATAACTAAAAGAAGCGGTCAAACCGAAGAGTACGATCGCAAAAAAATTGCCCTTGCTATTACGAAAGCGTTTAAGAGCACAGGCATTGAACAACCCGACGATCTCGACGAGCTGCTTGATCTCGTGGAAAAGCAGATTCTCGTGACACCGGGCTGCTCCGTAGAAACCATTCAGGACCGTGTCGAAGAAGCTCTGATGCAGCGCGGCCACTACCAGGTCGCGAAGAACTTCATTCTGTACCGCGAAAAGCGGACGGAACTCCGTACCTGCCGCCTCGCGCTTTCTGTCGCGACGGGTGACAGCGACCTCGATGGCTGCCTCTTCGAGATCCAGAATGACTTCAAGGCGCCTGAGTATTCGCTTGAAGTCCTCACCGCGAAGTTCAATTCCCAGGTGTCGCCCACCGCGAGTGTCGACGAGAAGCTCGACACCCTGATCCGTTCCGCCGTGGAGCTCACGACGCAGAACGCGCCCCGCTACGAGCAGATCGCCGGGCGGCTCCTCTGCCACAGCTTCAAGCGGAAGCTCGCGCAGCGTAAGCAGAACCTCGGTCTCACGGACTTCTACACGAAGCTCATGTTCCTCACGGAGCACGGCCTCTACGGGAAGTACATTCTCGAGAACTACACGAAGGAAGAGATTGATGAGGCCGCCGGCCTGATCGATGAGAACCGGAATAAGCTCTTCAACTACTCCGGCCTTCAGCTCGTGCTCGAGCGCTACGTGATCAAGAGCCACAATAACGAGATCCTCGAGAGCCCGCAGGAACTGTTCCTCGGCGTGGCGCTTCACCTCGCGATGCCGGAAAAGAAAGACGTCCGGATGCAGTACGTGAAGCGGTTCTACGACATGCTGTCGAAACTCGAAGTGACGATGGCGACGCCGACTCTCGCGAACGCCCGTAAGCCTTATCACCAGCTGTCGTCCTGCTTCATTGACACCGTGCCTGACAGCCTCGCCGGCATCTACCGGAGCCTTGATAACTTCGCTCAGGTGAGCAAGTTCGGCGGCGGCATGGGGCTTTATTTCGGCAAGGTCCGTGCCCGCGGAAGCGACATCCGGGGTTTCAAGGGCGCCGCAGGCGGCGTCTCCCGCTGGATCAAGCTCGTGAATGACACGGCGGTCGCCGTGGACCAGCTCGGTGTCCGTCAGGGCTCCGTGGCGGTTTACCTCGATATCTGGCACCGCGATATCCCCGAGTTCCTCCAGATGCGGACGAATAACGGCGATGACCGTCTGAAGGCGCATGACACCTTCCCCGCGCTCTGCGTCCCGGATTACTTCTGGCAGCAGGTCCGCGATAACTTTAACGGTGTCTGGTACCTGATGTGCCCGCATGAGATCAGCCAGGTCCGCGGCTACAACCTTGAGGACAGCTTTGGCGAAGAGTGGACGAAGCGTTACCTCGAGTGCGTGCACGATAATCGCATCACGAAGCGTGAGATCAGCCTGAAGGATCTGGTGCGTCTGTTCCTGAAGTCCGTGGTGGAAACGGGCACCCCGTTCATCTTCAACCGCGACCTCGTGAACGCGATGAACCCGAACGCCCACTGCGGCCACATCTATTCCTCGAACCTCTGCACGGAAATCGCGCAGAACACGGCTCCGATTCAGAGCGTGAGCCGCGAGATCAAGACGTCTGAAGGCACGGTTGAAGTCGTCACCACGACGAAACCGGGTGACTTCGTGGTCTGCAACCTCGCGAGCCTCAACCTCGGCCGCATTCCGGTGGATGAGCCGGGGTATCTAGAGCACCTGACGTCAAGCGTCGTCCGCGCGCTCGATAACGTGATAGACCTCAATTTCTACCCGACCCCGTACGCCGAGATCACGTCGAAACGTTACCGCGCGATCGGGCTTGGCGTAAGCGGCTATCACCACATGCTCGCGAAGCACGGCATCCGCTGGGAGAGCGAGGAGCACCTTGCCTTTGTCGATAAGGTGTTTGAGCGTATCGCGCACTCCGCGATTGAGACGAGCGCTCTGAACGCCAAGGACAAGGGCACGTACGGCATGTATAAGGGGAGCGACTGGGACACCGGCGCGTTCTTCGAGAAGCGCGGCTACAACACCCCGTACTGGGATGATGTGAAGGCCGATGTCGCGAAGTACGGCATGCGAAACGGCTACCTGATGGCGATCGCGCCGACCGGAAGCACGAGCATTATCGCCGGCACCACCCCTGGCATTGACCCGATCATGAACCGCTACTTCCTCGAAGAGAAGAAGAACGGGCTGCTCCCGCGCGTGGCGCCGGATCTCTCGTCCGACACCTGGTGGCTCTACAAGAACGCGCACCTCATCGATCAGAACTGGTCGATCCGGGCCTGCGGCGTCCGTCAGCGTCACATTGACCAGGCGCAGAGTATCAATCTCTACATCACGAACGACTTTACGATGAGAAAGGTGCTTAACCTCTACCTCGAAGCGTGGAAGTGCGGCGTGAAGACGATCTATTACATCCGCAGCAAGTCGCTTGAAGTTGAAGAGTGCGAGTCCTGCTCGTCCTGATGGAGTGAGTTAAAGAAATGTTCAAGAAAAAACCGTTGTTCAACCCCCAGGGGGATACTGATATCGGCGCAATTCAGATCGTGGGCGGAAACCCGACGAACCTGAACGACTTCAATAACCACAAGTACCCGTGGGTCTCTGACTGGTACCGCCAGGCGATGAATAACTTCTGGGTGCCGGAGGAAATCAATCTCGCGCAGGACGTGAAGGACTACCCGAATCTCGAGGAGCCGGAGCGAAACGCCTATAACAAGATTCTGAGCTTCCTCGTGTTCCTTGATTCGCTGCAGTCCGCGAACCTCCCGAACATCTCGAGCTACATCACGTCGAGCGAAGTGAACCTCTGCCTCAACATTCAGACGTTCCAGGAGTGCATCCACTCGCAGAGCTACAGCTATATGCTGGACACGATCTGTTCGCCTGAAGAGCGGAACTCGATTCTCTACCAGTGGAAGGAAGATAAGCATCTCCTGAAGCGGAACACCTTCATCGGCGAGCAATATAACGAGTTCCTGAATCACCCGGATGAGCACAACTTCATCCGTGTCGTGATGGCGAACTACATCCTTGAAGGCATCTACTTCTACTCCGGCTTCTCGTTCTTCTATAACCTGAGCCGGAACGAGAAGATGCCGGGTTCCGCGCAGGAAATCCGCTACATCAACCGCGACGAGAACACGCACCTCTGGCTCTTCCGGAATATCTTCCGTGAGCTCCAGAAGGAGCACCCGGAGTGGTTTACGGACGACTTGAAGGCCGAGCTTCTCGATATGCTGAAGGAAGGCGTCCGCCAGGAAATCGAATGGGGTCATTATGTGATCGGCGACAAGGTCCGCGGCCTCACGCCCGGCATGATCACCGACTACATCAATTACCTCGGCAATCTCCGCTGGATGACGCTGGGTTATGAGCCCTACGATCCGAGCCACGCTCAGGAACCGGCTTCCATGCAGTGGGTCAGCCAGTACGCGAACGCGAACATGGTGAAGACCGACTTCTTCGAAGCCCGTGTCACCGCTTACGCGAAGAGCTCAGCTCTGGTGGATGACCTGTAA